GCCGTACTTCGTCTGCCAATCATCTATATCGGCGGCAAGAGCAACGACTTCTTGGGGAATCGCAAGCGCCCATACAGCGCCTTTAAACGTTTCGTCTGTCAGTTCATCAGTATCATCGCCGTACTTGTGAACACCGTCATTGAAAATACTGCCCACAATACGGTAATACTGATTCTCTTGCAAAAAATCGGCGGTCAAAGTACCGCCTGAAATCGTAAAAGTACCGAATCTGCGGTCAAGGTCAAACCAGTTCCGCAGCTCTTGGCAAAGTTCAGTAAGCACTTTAACCGCCCCCCATCACTTGAGATATTGAGTCATCGTATAGCCGCCGCCTGAGACAGCCGTCCAGCCGCTTGGAGCGTCCGCTTTCTGGTCAATCGTGACCTTTTCGCCGAAAGGAAGAATAGCAAGGACTTTGCTGTCCTTGCTAGGCTCTTCCCTCAGACAAACGCCGCCCAACCAGTTGACGGTGAAAGTCTTACGCGCCGCCATATCAAGAAGCGGTGATAGTTCCCTTGACTACGCCAGCAGCGTACTCGACAAAGAACTGGATGCCGTCCATGACAAGGGACTCAATCTGAGCGCGTTCCTCGTTCTGATAGCCGCTCTTGATGCCGATGTAGCCAAGCTCATCAGAGGTCATGTTGAAAGCGTTGGCGATGTCGCCGTTCATGGTCAGGTAGTACATGACGATGTTCTGCTTCGCGGTCGCGATGAACGTTCCAGCGGTGACATTGCTGGTCAGGATGACCGTACCAAGACCGAGGAAGTCTTCGATGTAGTTCATGCCGAAAGCAGTCTGCATGGAAATAGTAGCCGCGCCGAGATAAGCCGCAGCGTCAGCAGGATTGATGAAGTAGACCGCTTCAGCGGCATCGTCCTCGAACTTGACCTGAAGCTTGCCCCAAGCATCAGCGAGAGCCGCCTGAAGACCAACGCCAGTTGCGCTGGTGCTGCCAGTAATCGTGCCGTTCAGCAGAGTGAAGAAGCTGGTACGAATGCTCTTCTGAACATCGCGCAGGAGAGCGCGGTCAGTATCGTTGACAGCGGCATCATAGCCAGACTTCTTGATGGCTTCAGCGCTGACAGCCTTGCGGTACTTGTTCAGCGTAATAGAGCCGACAGCGGTCTTGGTCGTGGCGTACTGAGACAGGGGGATAATGTCGCCCTCTGCAACAGCGCCGTTCTGAAGAGTGCCAGAGGTGGAGTAGACATACATCGTAGTCCCCTCCATCATCGGAATCTTCCGAGTGACACCGAGAACTTCGATGAGCTTCGCGAGAGAGTTGTGAGTGAACTGATTCACGAAATCAACTTCGCGAACCTTTGCCATCTGCGCGGCCTTAACCAGATTGGTTTCGGCAGTAGTGTAAACTTCATTAGCCATTTTTGTTTCCTTTCCGTTCGTTAGAATCCGAACATTTCGTGGTTTTCAGCAATCGCTTTCTGCCGTTCGGCAGTATCTTTGATTGCCATGATTTCGTCTTTCGACTTGTAGGTTTTGCCGCCGCCAGCAGGAGGATTCGAGACATCAGCGCCTTTCTGACCGTTCGTAACAATGAAGTCAGACCATTCGGACTTGATGGACTTCTTCAGGTCAGCTGCGTTCTCGAACTTGCCGTCTTCGCCAAGCTTCGCATCGTCAAGGTCGGTGACACGAAGAATCGCATCGATGCGCTTGTCAGAGACTCCGACCTCTTTCAGAAGAGCCTTATATGCGGCTTCTTTCTTGCCTTTCGTCTCTTTCGCTTCGATGTCTTGCTTGTAGGCATCGAACTCTTCCTTGATGGCGTTGTACTTGACTTCAAATGCGTTCTTCTTGCCATCGCCAGTAGCGGCTTTGAGGTCGTTCAGCTCTTTCTGAACAGACGCAAGTGTCTCAGCGTCTTTCTTGAAGCTGTCGCGTTCCTCTTTGATGCTGTCGAGGTCGGCGCTGTGTCTCGCGCAAATCTCTTCAGCGGCTTTGTCCAAATCATCAACAGGCATGTTGTGTTCGGACAACAGAGCTTTAATCTGTTTGATAGAAAATGCCATGACATATTCTCCTTTGTCTCGGTGGTCGGTGTCTTGACCATTAGAATTTTATATAAACAGCGGTGTCTCGCTGGTTATACCAAAAAATGCGTCTGGCAACTCCTACATCAGTACGCCATGAGGGTCATAGCGCTTCAGAGTTGCGAGACGCATAAAAAAAGCAAACAGAATCAAAACTGTTTGCTTTCTTGTTTGTATTTAGTTGTCAAAGTCTGCTCAAGAACTTCGTGAGGATTTCTTTGTACTCAGCTATATGGTCTGCGATGCTGTTCTTGATGAAGTGAGTCGGTGTAATACCTCGTGTCTGATGCCATTCTCCGTCTGAGCCTTGATAAGCCCACGGAGACTGTCTGCCGCCGCCCTCTGCGTAAATGCCAGTACCGTACTCGTTGTAGATGGCATAGTCGGTATTCGTTCCGACATGAAGAACAGCGTCATCGACTTGATGCGTGACGCTGTTTGCAAGCTTGCTTGTGGGAGAGTACCATGAAACATGACGAGGAATCTTCGCTCTGAGCGTCTGCTTGGCGTGAGATACGGCATTATTGCCGCATGCTTCTAGTCCAGCTTCAACGTTCTGCTCTAAATGACGCAGAATCTCGTCAGAGTGGTCTTCGATTCTGATTTCAACAGACATCTCATTTTCTCCAATAGTAATCGCACATCGCGTTCTCGTAGAAAATGCGGTTCGGTATGTTGTCGCTATACATGGGACAATAGTGCTTCTCTCGCTTGTCCCCATTCTCGATTATTGTGTCGTTATATGTCTGACGAAATTCGTCATGCTCTTTCGTCATGAAGTAACAAGTATCACATAATGCCATTTCTTAAGACCTCGCTCATCAAGCTCTCGACATAGTCTGGCAAAATTTCTCCCATTTCTCTAGCTACAAACGACTCAGCAAAAAACTCCCTGACATTTGCAGAACCATAATCTGACAGAGAGTAAATATCTCCGCTCTTGACTGCTCGGTTGAACGCATCGTCCCAACGGCGACACATTTGTCTCAGCTGCCAGTTGGTTGCGTAATTTGGATTCGCTCTCTCGTGGTTAAGCATGCCAAAATACTGGTCTGACAGGATATGACCATATTCGTGAGTGACCGTACATCCGACATGGTTTTCGTAGCTTGACTGAACACCATATCGCTTGAACATGAGTGCCTTTTTCAGCTTGTCAACGCTAGACTGCAAACTATAAGGGAGCTTCTTCCCAGCAAATCGCTTTTCAATGAGTGCAATCGACTCTTCATTGCGTCTTCGCTGTTCTTCAAACCTAGCAGTCTCATCAGCGAGAGCCTTGCCAAGTTTCTTTCCGTTTATTCTCAACGAGTCATAATGAGCTTTCGCTGTCGCATTGAAGTTACCGCTTTCTAGCGTTCTCAGTTTATTCGTTGGGTATTTCGTTGTCAAGATGGTCAACTGCTCATTTATTGCGTTGATATTGTCAAGAGATATTCCGTCAAAGTTTACGTTATCAGCAAATCGCTTGGCATACTCGACCGCTTCTTGCTTTGTTCTCGCTGGCGTGAATGTTGGCAGCTTATTCTGACTCTTGATTGATTCTTTGTACTTCTTTTTAAGTGCCTGATTGCTCTCTTTGTTGCTCCAACTCTCTTTTGCGTTCTGCCACTCTTCAAAGCTCATGTCGCCCATAGCGGCAGACTGCTTGACTGTCTCGCCCTCGAAGCCTTTGACCCACGACAAGAGAGTGCATCGGCAGTTCCAGATGAGTTCTTGAGGAATGTTCGAGCCGTTGAGCTTGGCTTGCGCAGGATAGAGAATCTTGACTCCGCTCACTTCAAAAGGCTCGTCAACGTTCCTCCGCTGACCATGCATCATGCGATGCTCATGTCTGGTTCTGCCGTCAAGCGTTGCGCTCCACTCGATTGTCAGGTCAACACCCAAGTCTTTTGCGCGTCTGAAAGCGTTGTATCGACCAGCGTTCTGTGCTGATGTGGTCATTGTCCGCGCATAGCGGACAGATGCGTTTTCGTTCATCTGACCGACACTTGCAAGACGCTTCGCAACAGCATACGGAGACTCGCCTTGAAGAACACCTTGAAGAACAGCGGACTGTATCTTCTTCATGTTCCATTGCATGTCCTTGTTTGCCGCTATCTTCTTCGCCTTTGCCGTACTAGGCTCTGGCATCAAGTCACGCTGACCAGACAGGAGATATGCAGCTGTGTCGTGGTCGTAGAGAGTGAAGCCTGTGTCTATTCTGCCCCCATGCTCTATGTCGTATGTGGCATAGTTCATGTTCAGAGCGTAGACATCAGGCATTCTCCCCTTTGCGATGTCGTGAGCGATTTCGTTGGTGTTGTGCATGTCTTCTGCAAGAACATCACGCATCTCTTCCCAACGCTTTCCCATCATCTTGTGGCGATACGCCCATGACTTGTATTCTTCTTCGGTTATCTTGCCAGCTTTCAGCAGCTCTTTCTGAACTGCGTCCTGCTTCTCAAACGTTGCTAGATACTCAGAGAGCTTCGCTTGCATGTCTTTGACGGCTTGCTCGTATTCATCATGAATGTTGCTTTCAAGCTCTTTGAGCATTTCGTCTGTAAGCTCATGCCCTCTGTCTGCCATGCGTTATTCCTCTTCTGTCTGATTGCCAGTCACACGCTCGAACTCATCTGCTTCAATCTGCTTCAGAATGTCTTCAGCTCTATCGCCATCGCCGAGGAACATCAGAATCTTCTTCGTCACGTAGTCTTCAGGCAGATACTGAGCGGACTGGAGAAGCATCTCAAGCTCTTCTTTTGCGTTCACGATAGTCGAGCGAGTAAACGTAGGATTATCGTCAATGCCAGCGACAGCTAGAATGCCTTTGATAAACTCAATGACGCAGTACTCAAACTGGTCAACTTTGCTGTTCAAAGGCTCATAAGCTGCGCGAATCTGCGTTGCCGTTACAGCGCCGCCAGCAATGTCACTTGTATTCAGAGCCATAGCGTCCTTATACAAGTCTTTTTCAAGCCTGTCGAGAAGTGCTTCTCTGCTGTTGTAAGGCACTTCCATCGTGTGAGATTCGGCTTTTGCACCGCCGTCCTCAACGACAGCCGCCTTGACGGTCTTCATATGCTCGATGAACTTGACGAGGTCGATGTCATCCATGCCGCCAGCGTTCTGAATCGTCCAGTAAATCTGGCTTGCATCGTCAAGGTCGTTGGCAAAGCCGCTTTTGATGAGGTCGTAAGCGTCAATCTGCTCTCTCAGGCCAACAAGCTCACTCTGCTTGGCAGGATTGCCGTACAAAGGGACAATAGGGAACAAAGGATAGTTCTCACCATCGAAAATTTCCGTACCATCCGCTTCAGATACGCCGATATTCAGCTTGTACGGTCTTTTTCTGCCGATTTCATTGCCGTTCGCGTCTTCGAGAATCGAGCCTTTGCCGTCTTTCCAGATGTAGTTGGTGTAGCCGTCAAGCTCATAGAACGTAGCTCTCAAAGGTTTACTGCGGTCGATTTGCCAGAAGCGAACACCCATCATCAGAGCGCCGTTCTCTTCATCGGGGATAGGCGCGAACTCAAGCAAGTCGAACACATCGACATGGTCAAGATTGAAGAATCCGAACGAGCGAGACATCGCAAGAGCGTTCTTGCCGAGCTTCTGAAGCTGCGTGTCGAAGTCATCGCCAAGCTTCGCGGCTGTCTCGTTGTTTTCCCATGTCACGCCGTTGCCCAGAAGATACTGGACTTCCTGCGTTACGAATCTATTGAAGAAGTTGCTCGGAATCTTGTAGTTCGCGCTGAAGTTGTCAGGCACAGCTTCGCCACGCATGGTGTAAAGCAGCTTCTGATAGCCCATGATGGTCGAGTTGCGATGCTCAAGGTACTCTTTGCCGAGCTTCGCCATTCGATATTCAGGGGAGTTCATGTGTGCGCTGATAACTTTGAAAACAAAGTCGATTCTGTCTTGTTCGCTGTCACCTATTTTCAAAAAGTCCTGATAAGTCACCATTGTTGCTTCTCCTTAGTTGTAGAGTGGCATATAAGAGTCTCTGCTCGATGTCTTCTTCCAGAGAACTCTCGCAAGACAGGCCGCGCTGTCTGGTGCATCATCGTGTTCGGCATCTTCGCTGTAATCGCATATCTGCTCGATGTACTCAGCATCTGTGCCTTGAACAAAATAAAGATTCTCCCATATCGCTTTTAGATAGGTCGCAATCTTCTCATACTTGTTCATGTCTTCGTGGTAGATGACAACGCGCTCACCTCTGCGCTTGAGGTCTTTGCCGAGATAGCCTTTATCGCCGTTGTTCTCGTTGTAAATCTTGCCAGCCTTTAACAGCTTGCGGTATCTGATTGCTTCATCTACCACATCATCGACATGCCTGTGCCAGAGCTTGCCAAACAGATAGTACCTGACTTCGGTCTTCACCTCAGTCCACGGCAGAGTCGTTTCAGTACCCTCATGCTCTATCTTGTGTTCAATCACTTGCTTCTTCATGACGCTGAATGCGGTCGAGTCTTCGC